AAATTAAATCGTTATCTCTTCGGTACTTTACTTGAATGCTTTGCATGTTAAGGACAGATTTAACGTAAAGGTTATCCTTCTTAACAAGCTCCTGTTCAATAGGTAATCCAAAGGGTGAAGTCCACGTAAATTTTTTATCACACTTTCGTATTTGATTCTTCAACTTTTTCATGAAGGTAATGTGTTTACCAAGCATCCAATTTGCTACGTCATTAATCAAGGTAGCAAGGTAGAGCATAGCTTCCACATATTCAGTGTTACTAAATGGATTAACTCGTCCGTTACGTATCTCCCTTTTGAATACATCTTCTACTTCATCAACACTAGAGTAGCTATTCATTCCAAAAGGTTTACACATTACTATCTTCTTTACATACTTCCTTGTAATCCCCCACTTTAACCAGTCACCAGCAAGAGAGTGTCTGTGCTTATTAGTGTGTAGTCTAGTATTTACACGGTCACATATCTCTTGGTATAAATCTTTTGGTTTATCTTGTGGTACTAAGTTTGTCCACTCTCCAATCTCCTCATCTTTTAAAAGTAAAGATAGAATCTGTACACCATTACAAGTAGCGTCCATGTGACAAGGTAACCTCGTTTCAAATCCATATCCTTCCTCCTTAAATGCTTGGTATTCAAAACAAAACGCCAGGAAAGCCCAAGGATCAGAAGCTTCTTGCCAATAGTCATTGTTAAAAGGATCAGACGCACATTCTTTTATCTCATTTTCGTGGTCTTTTACCCAAGCAATGCGTTCATCATAAGTCCCCTTTGTACCCCATACATTTGCTCCGTGTATTAACAACCACCTACTCTCCTCCTCGTTAGTAATTGCTACGCTATTGTAAAACTCTAAGCAACTCCTTCCAAGGTCACAACTTTGTGGGTTAACATAGCTAGGTACATAATACACTCGTCCTCTGTAATCCATTTGAACTGGAAAGAAAAGCTTTTCCTTGTCAGCATATAACTTACAGACGTGTAGGATTTTTAAACACCTCATCCTTTGTCCGTTAGTCCGTTGGTTAAACTCATAGATATACTTAGCCTTCTTCTTCCACTCGATAAAAGCTTCAGGGTCTTTCTGTACTAGTCCTTCTACTGGGTCAAGTGGTTCAAGTAACTGACTCTTTTGCATAGCTCCGATGGACAAGTCATTTTCCCACGCCCATTGCATGACTTCGTATAACTTTTTATTCAATCGATACGGTACATTTTGCAATTTGTTTAAAGGTTCAAAAGCCTTGGATAAATCCCTCGACATATCACTTCGTTTCATGATGGGAAGTTGTGGAAGTTCAATCGAACTGTACCCACCACCCCAGTTGTCATTCCATTCAATAGGTTTCTCAAGAGTAGCTAACCAAAAGGGAGACAAGACTTCACAGTGTTCATCATACTTCTTGATCCACTCGTACATCTTAGGGTTTGGAACTAGTATCTTCTTTGTCTTTCTCCCTTGGCAGAATCGATCACGGACAGAAAACAAATTGGTTTGTAAGCGTATCACTTCTAATAACCAACATCCAATCACTGCTTTATGGTGTTGTTTAAAAAGATCAAAGCGTTTATACCTTCCTTGTTTGTGGAACTTCCTTTCCTTTGCCCAGAAGTGGGACATAAAACGATACCTACTCTTCGCATCTTTTCTATCCCTTTCAAGTAGCATCCAATCGCTTTTGTTCATGTGCTTTTTAAAGTAACGGACACGTACTTCATCTTCTATTGCCTTTGCCATTTCAAAACTCGCGGCAGTAATGTTTGGTTCGTCAATTAACAAATCAAATAGCTTCTTAATGCCAAGATATGCAATCACACTGGGTTCTAAATCCCATACAAAAGGAAGCCATAAAGGAACAGGTGCATCTGGCTTTGAACAGTCCTCAAAGTACCTAGCAATTGCATTCTCTACGTCCTCATGTATCGCTCGTCCTAGTCTCTTATAGCTTGGTTGTTCGGACAGGTAATTGTTATCTTTATATACCTCCTTCATCTTCCTGTACCTGTGCTTTCCCCACTCTACCATCGACTGTTCCCACATATCTTCTTTTGGGTGTCCACTTACTCTTTTATTGCTCACTTTTAATCTTTCTTTTTTTAATTTCAAACTCTCTCCACTCCTTCGGCTTCCTTCTTGGTATTTCTGTTCGTATCAATCGTCCGAACTCATCGTAACCTAATTGGTTATTCATCCAAAACAATTCAAACTTTTTCTTTACCTCCATTTCAAACGCTCTCGTAGTATAATATACTTCATCGAAATCTTCATCACTACTCATCGGTCTCCTCCTCTTCTTCTAACATCTCTCGCTCTCTCTTTGCTTTCGCTAAGGTCATGCAATCAGGTTCTTCTTCCTTATCTTCTTCAAGTTCATTGTGCCAGTATTTATTTTCAATCATTGTTATACTCCTCTAGTAATTTCTGTAAGGACAGGTAAAGTTCAAAGTATTTATGTTCGGGATCAAGTACTCCTTTAAAGTGCTCGGTCATAATGTAGTGCATGGTTTCTTCTATCATATTTCTAGGTTGGTTTATATATTTAAAATCTTTAGGTGTTATTTCTGTTCTCATTGGATTGTTGGTTGATTGTCTAATGCATCCTTCTATCGTGCTATAATTCATCTAGTCTGTATATAAGAAGCCAAAACTCAGCAAGAAGATTAACATAAACATTAGTAGCATTTCTAAGCTCATAGTAATTCTAGTTGTTTGGTTGTTTTTTCTGCTCCCCATTGTTCAGCCATCGCATCTGCTATACCTTGGAATGTTTTACTGCGTAGCTTCTGTCTCTCTGCTTTGGTTTTAGCTGTAGCCAATGCGTCAGCGTACCATTTAGGATGTCTCTTACCACTTTTGAATGTAGTAAATTCACCCTTACCCACGATCTTTGTAGGCTTTAGATTAGGTAGGTTCTTTAACCATAAACAGGTAGTCTTTTGTGCTTCATCTCCGAATTGCCAAGGCTGAATAATCTGATCGGGTTTTCTTATCTCTGAACTGATACAACTAACTGGATTTTCTATTGCTATCTTTTCTATAGGTGCATTCATTAAAGCACGGACAAAGTCAAGACCCTCCTCCCTGTTCTTCCATCGCTCTTCATTTCTACTCTTATCTTTATTGTAGAGCCATCTGTTACCACTAACTGCAAGATAAGTACAAGGTGGATGAGCAATCATCATGTCCCAACCATCGTTTATAACATCAAAAACAGAGCCTTGGTAATGTGGTCCAGGAGAGTCAGTAGGTAACAAATCACAAGACATAACATCATGCCCCTGTTTTATAAAAGCATCTCGTACTGCTCCACTATATTCACACGCTATTAGTATCTTCATAAATCCCACTCTCCATTTTTTACATTATCAATATCTTGCATGGCTTTATCGTATGCAGTGAACTCACTTGTATCATTAATTTCATCATCATATAACTCCAATATCTCATTTGCATATTCAAGATTGAATGATTCATGTTTAACTAGTCTAGTTAGTTCTTCTTTTAGTGTGTCTCTCATTGTGTTGCCTCCTTTGCGTGAGTAAATTTCATACCTAACATCTTTGCAAGGGTAAAGCCTGTCTTACTGGCTTCCTCCACACTTCGTGCTTCTACCTCGCTTATAGATCGCTGTTTAACGATGCCACTTGGCAAGGTATGGTCAGCGTAAAGCTGATAGTTTTTTAATGGCTTTCTGTGTTTCTTTCTTATCTTCATTTTAGTTGGTTTTCTTTCTTTCTAATTTCTTTAGTTCTTTTAATACTGATTTATATTGTTCAATCTTTTCCTCATGACTACTCGCTCGCCCAGTAAACAGGTGTGGCAAGCCTTTTAAATGCCATTCGATGTAGACTTCTTTATAGTCGCTTACAACACGGTAAACAAAGGCTGTCTCGTCTATGTATTCGGTTACTGACATAACTTTTTCATTTCCACTTTGCATTCTTTATAATTGTCTAAACAATCATCGCATTCTTTTTCGGTCATATTCTTTATAGGATCACAACCATGAAATAAAATATCTTCTATCTCGTCAAATTGGATGTTATTCATTTCAATTCTGGCTATCTCTCTTTGTTTTTCTTCTAATGTTTTGTTCATTATCTTTTAAAATACAAGTTATAAATTTCTTCGTAATCTACTTTTTTTATGGTAGCTAAGTGGTCAAATAATCTTTCACGAATAACAGAGTCCAGTACTCCTATGTAGTGATAACAATTTTGTATGTTTTCAAGTAAACCTTCAAAGGTTGCTTTTGTTCTTATTTCCTCTCCCATATTATCATTAGGATAGTAAGCTTGGTAAAAGTTTTTTAAGTATTTATAGTTCATCTTATTGTAGTTCTTTCAGTGTTTCGACAGCTGTATTATATCCAGCTTTTACCTTTAAGTAATCTCGCAAGGTAAAGTTGTCGGGATCGCTTTCCATGTCATGCAATCTTCTACTTGCCCAGTCTATTTGATTCTTTGCATCAGTAGATAGTTGTAATTTACGCCAGTCATTAGATGACATTTTAGGGAAGGTTTTAGTAAGGTTCATGTTATTATTTTTCTTTGTAGGTTGTAGGTTATTGCGAGCAAATCCAAATTAAGATTGCCCATGAAGTCAAGACTATCACTGGACTAACAAGCCATACTATAGCTTGCTCTTTCTTGGTAGGTTTTAGGGAGTCAAACATATCTTGTATGTCTGTATTATCGCGGTTATTTTTCATGTTATGCTACCTCCAGTTTTAATGATTCGTACTTTTTAAGAGTTGCTACTTTTAGAATATTGAAAGCATAGCTCATCATATAATCATTTAAGGTAACATCATCAGTATTGTGATCGTTGTCTTTGACTTCCATTTCAACTTCATCAAATAAATTATCGTCATAAGAGCCATGTTCAAACTTAACAAAGTTAACTAATTGCCAAGCTTTGTAATAAACAAACGAATGATCGCAATTCGAGCATATTTCAAGGATTGCGTTGTAATGATCGAATGATGAATCGAGGTTATAATCTTTTACAGAGTCGACAAGTGAATCTATAAGTGAATTGAATTTGTTTTGGTTCATATTATATTTTTTCTATTTGTTTGATGGTTAAAATTAAGAATTCTTAAGAGTATTTAAGCCTATGTCGCAATCATTAATCTTGATCGGTCTTGCGTTGGATTCATTGATAAAATTTAAAGAATCCATAACATATTTAGTGTTTGTAGCAAAGGAAAGACCTTCGCCATATTGCAAGGCATGGTTTAGAGCATCGATAGTTTCTTGATATTGCTCGCAATGTTCGTAGTCCATGCAATCAGCTTGATAGTGAATATAAAGAGCTTTTTCCGATTCTAGAGCTGATTTAGTGTAATGAATAGTTTTCATGTGATAATAATGGTTATTGCCCGAATGCTCGGAGCACGCATCCTTCAAATTAGAAGAACTGCCTAAAATTTAACATATCTGTCAACCCCCTTTAAACACTGGGATTGCAAGGTTTTAGTTATTGTAAAGCATTGATTTGTAAAGTGTTATGAAAAGAGTAAAAAACTTAAAATTATTTTAAACTTTTTTTTTACTATTACCTAAGTGTATTGATTATCAATGAGATAAAAAGTTGTCTCAATAGAGTCTCAATAGGAATAATTCATACTTAAAGCGAAAAAGTTTGTTGTAAAGCTATAACTGGCAGTACTTTATGAAAAGATTTAATGTAAATTTGTAGTGTTTATCAAGGATTCAATAGACTTTGACTAATCAAAGTAGATAGTTTGATTGATAGTAGATAAAGGCTTTGATTAATGATTGCTATAGACTTTGATTGATCAAAGATAAACAAAGTAAAAAATACAAATTTACAAGTGATAACAGATTATCAATAAGATCCAAGCGATCAACCTGCTTTACTCGTGTAGTACTCTAACAAATTGAATAGGTTTTGCTTTACTCGTGTAGTATTACCTAAGTCGTTGATTACCAGTAATTAGACATAATCTATATTGTACGATTTACGTTGAATATCAACGAGTTATGAAATTAATTTTAACAGTATGCCACCCCCACAGTAATTTTAGAGGGGTATCGAGGGGGTTTTTTCCGTTCGCGTATATAGCGTAAGCCCCTCAAATTTTTCTACCAAAAATCCAATATACTTTTGTTTAAAAACAAAGTCTGATGATTATTTCTAGCATCATAAAGAAGCAATCTACTAGTACATCTCGTTCTAAAAAGAACATGATCATAGCTACTATCCAATAGATTTCTGTTTGTACGTGTCTCACATTATCTCTTCTTCGTCTTCATCATCTTCTTCATCATCTAGTTCTAAAAGGATGACACTGGTAGCTAATATATCGTATTTAACAAACTCCAGTACACCTAAGATTGTTTGGTCATTCAAATCGAACTCCCCTTTATAACGATTTATTAAATTACATAAGAAGTCGTTGGTTAACAAGTCTGTCTGAGTATCTATGTCCATATCTTTAAATTTAAGGCTTTACAAATCTGAAAATCGTTTATAATGTTATCTATAACTCATAAGGAGTCTTTCTTTAAAGACTATCTTTTAAAAACTACTTTAAAGTAACTTTAACAAGAAGTCGATACTTCGTTCTTCTCCTTCTAATCCTTTAAGAGTAAAGACTAAGACAAAGACCTTCTTTAACCTTCTCTTTATTAAAAAACTTTTTAAGGATAGGTGTGTCTAAAGACCAATAGTATCTTTCTTTTTAACATATATAATTAATAAAGAGCTTTAAAAGGAGGAGGGTCTTCGTCAGGGTCGACCCTCTTTTAAAAGTAGTATCTGTAAAGATATGTATTTAAACTAACTACCGAAGCACTTACATTAATCACATCCAAAGGTTACTGTTATAAGAGCCTTTAGCTTTGTTAAATGTATCTACAAAGGACGTTAGTTCTTTGTCCAGGAGTTCCTGTTTACGATAGTTAATGTTATTGTTAACATCTTGATTCATTTGTTCTACCCAATAGTTAACAGCAATAGAGAGAGCATCTAATCTATCATCGTTAATAAGGCTACCTTTATCCTTTGTTATCCTTGATAGTTGATAGATAAGCATATACTTAGCTTGATGTTCAATAGGATAGGACTGAGCACTCTTATAGTCTTGTTGAACAACAGAAGGATCAATAATAAGTTTATGTTGATTAAGGACAGGTTCAAGGACATCAATGATTCTAAGTTCCTTTTGTTTGTTATGTCTTACTTCTTCAATGGAACAAGGATAGGTAGTCATAAACAAAGGTTTAAGTAGTTCCATGAACATACCATCTCCAAAGTTAGACTCTATAATAATTTTGTTAACCTTATTAGTCTTGGCAATGTAGACTAGTTGTTTAAGAGTTTGTTCATCATATCCACCTTTTAACCCACCAGCTTCTGGAACAAAGAGTTGACCGTTAAGCATCTTAACAACAGCATATCCTGTTTCATCCTTTCCTCTACCACTAGGGTCAATAGACAACACAGACCCTGTGTACTCAATCATATCACCTAATATCTTAAAGGGTTTATGAAATCTATCCCCACCTAGACCTACGTTAGGAATATCTTTATTTTCAAAGGATGGATCAGAGGACCACATAATCTTTTCAGGAGCTAGGTCTACATCCACATCTGTTATAATTAAATCGTTAACCTTTAAAGGATACCGATCAGCATCCGACAAACGAGGGTTAAGCATGAACTGTAAAGCATACCCAGTCCTACCGTACGACAGCTTTCTTTCTTCAAGGTCTAGATCAGTAAACCTAGAAGGTTCTGTAGATCGTCCTACTGTCTCATCTGTTATCTTTTCAGTTAAGTACGGAGCAATATCGTTATCGTAGTTCTTAAGTACTAAGTCTTCACTTGGATACTCAGAGGTCCATATACGAGCGTCATAGCCCCTCTCACGCAGTTTGTTATAAATAGAGTCCTCGCATTGGGGTGTCCCTAGAAAGAGAATCCTAGAGGTGTCTAAGGGCTTTAGAATAGCTTCAAACTCTTTTACTTGTTCATCTAGCTTATCACGCATCCCTTGAGTAGCAGAGTTATTAGGTACTTCGATGTCATCAGCAATGATAATGTCTGCACGGCTACCTGTTAGCTGGGAGGATATACCTAGGGACTTAACGGAAGGTGCGTGAGCAGCTGGAGCAGGACCGACATCGAAGGCTATCTTAGAGAACCTTTGATCCTTTTTAGGGATTAGTCCTTGAAGAACAGGAATGTCGTGTATGATTTTCAAGGTGAAGGTGGAGAAGTCATCAGCACGGTTCTTAGAAGCAGATACAACCAGGATGTTCTTAGTGGGGTCTAGGAGGAGTTGATGTACAGCATAGGCAGAACATATCCAAGACTTACCTACTCCACGGAACGCCATGATAACAGATCGTTTAGGACCGTGTTGCATGAAGTCTGCAATGTCATATTGTAATCCAGTAGGATCAGGTAGGTTCAAGTGTTTCCAAACTACATATAAGAAGTTACGGAAGTCCTTGAGTTGTTTAAGTTTATCGATACTCACAATCCAACTCTTTTGTCTCTCTCTTTCGGTGTTGTTATTACTTTGTAGCTACTTTTTGCTTTAGTTGTATATCATCTTCAAAGGGGAGTACTTCATTGAGTAGGTCATTAAGGGGAGTATCTTTCCCACTTGTTAATACAATCTCATTATCTTTAAGTAATTGCCTAGCACCGTTCAGTAGTGATGGATTGTACTCACCAGTCTCGTGCATCTGATCGATAGCTGATTTGTAGGTATCTGCTACATAACCTTGTAATTTACCTAGTTCTTCAAAAGTCTTCATATTGTTATTATTCTCTAGTCGTAGGAACACCGTAACGCAACTTATCTACGTGCTCGTCTAGTTTATTCACCCTAGTCTTTAGGTGTTCAATGTTCATGTCTTGGGTAGCGTCAGCAGGTAGTGAACCGATCTCCCCACGAGGCCATCTTATGCGAAATTCTGAGTTCAAATTAAGCTCATGTTGAATCCTAGATATATCCATTTCAATGGTATTTAGGCGGTTGACAATTACTGAATATCCCCAAACCGCAGTTCCTACCAAAGCAATTACCTTTGCAGCAAAAGCGAGTTGTACTTTAGCGGATGCGTTTGCGTTTATCTCTGTCATCTCATCAACTTCTTACTGAGGCATTGGTTAAGCTACTGATTTATTCCCTTTACACTTCCATTTATCACGGCTCAAATTATTAGGGCTGTTAGGATTACTCCTCCAATCTCCTTCGATATTATTAGACCTATTACAGTATGCGTTTGCTTTTGCAGTGCCAGGTCTTATTCTATCGCCTCCATCTTTAGCTTTACCTGCTTGACCGTAACCTATGCGATTCTTTCTGCCTGTCTTAGGGTTTTTAACTATTTTAACAAAACGCTTACCTTTAGGCTTCTTTATACTTAACTTACGCTTCATTACTTTTTAAACCCACGCTTCATATTTGCGTAGGACTTAGGTGATATAGTAGACTTCTTCTTGCTACGACTAATGCCTAGCTTTCTTCTTCTGTTAATGTTTGCGTATAATCCTTTTTTCATCGTTTAATTAATATCTCCATCATTCTATCTAGTTTACCGTTAATTTCTTTTACAGTGACTTCTAATCCACTCATACGGTTCTCAACAGCAGTATCTCGTTCTCGTTGCGTAGCTAACTCTACTTCAATCTTTGTTAATCGTTTCTCGTCTGTGTCTAAGCGATCCGATAGTTTCTTTATAACCCATCCGATAGCACCTAGAATAACAGCTAGAGCAGTGTCGAGAAAGTGTGAGATTGATTCAGTCATTAGTATTATAAAGCTGAGATTATGAAGGCGAATAACTCGTTGTATCTAACTCCTAACTTAGGACCAGATGTTTCAATTACAGCATAATCGTTACTGTCTAAACCTTCATCAGTAAAAGCTGTTTGTACTTCTTGTGCATTTACACCTACATGAATTTTAGATGTATCGTTTTGTACTTCTTTTATAAACCTAAACTTTCTAATTAAACTTTTTAATCTTACTGCAACTCTTCCTTCAGCTTCGTTTAAAGTATTAATATCTTGTTTAAGAGTCTGATCTGAAGTTAAAACTACACCGTTAGCAGTAACAGTTCCAGGAACAGCTAAGTTACCAGAAGAATTAAAAGCCATCGATTCAAAACCACCTGACCCATTTGATATAGTCATAGATAACTGACCAGGATTAGGTTGATAACCATATATCCCTTGAGTTACATTTGTACTAGCATTAGGAGCTAAAAATTGTAATCTACATTCACCAGGAGCAGAAGCGTGATTATTAGTAATCTTAATATTTTCTTCAGTACTTGTAGAGGCTTTAGAAATATTTATATCACCACCTACACCTACCACATTAGTACTATCGTTAACACTAAAAACTGAATCTGTATCGCTTATCTTAGCAGCAGTGACAGCGTTATCAGCTATCGTAAGTGCAGTAGAACCTGTAACATCTCCTGTATGAGTTTGGTTGTAAAGATTAGTAGAACCTTGTGTAAGACCGTCTGTGTTAGTAGGATTGACTTGAGCACCAGCTGCAATACCTGCAAGCTTAGTTTGTTCAGCGTCATCATACTCATTAGTGTTAGCGTTGCTTTCGTAAAGAGTCTTAACTTGAGCAGCCGTAGGAGAAGCACTACCACTAGCAGCAGCTGTAATCCTTCCTTGTGCGTCTACTGTAAGATCGGTGGCAGTGTAAGAGCCTGGAGTTACAGCAGTGTTAGCAAGCTTGTCAGCAGTTATAGCGTCATCATCGATCTTGTCTGTAGTGATAGCAGCATCAGCGATGTTAACGGTATCGATAGGACCACCTGCTGTGCCTGTTGCTAAAGTAGCAGCTATTTGAGAGTCTACATAACTTTTCCTAGCAGCGTGATTTCCGTTAGTAGGATCAGTGGCTGGAAGTGTTAAAGCACCACTCATTGAATCACCTGCCTTAGTAACTTGTAGTGCGTCTTGCTCGTCTACATAAGTCTTATTAGTAAGATCGTTGCCAGTACCAGGAACAGCAGAAGAAGTAACTTTATTAGAACCCATGTCCAAGTTACCAGTCATCGTATCCCCTGCTTCATCAACAAAAGTAGTATCTGCGTAGTTCTTAGTTACTGCATCTTGTGGGTTTGTAGGATCAGCTAGGTTTTTAATCTTGGCTAAATCGGCATCGTAGTGTCCATCAACAGGGTCTTTAGTCATCGTGTTCTTACCGCTACCCTCTTCAATCTCTTCACTAAGATAAAGGTTGTGAAGGTAAGCACGGTCTAGTTCTACCTCAGTAAGTACACTTCCGTTCTCAAAGTCTACAAGAGCAGTATTAGAAGCACTATCTCTTTTGATCCTTATCCTGTCTCCAGTTGCTGGAGCAGTAACAAATATTATAGCAGCAGAAGGAGAAGTTTGGATTGTGTAGTGAGTAGTAACTGTTTGATCTACAAATTTACCACCAGCTAAAGCCACTGTATCAAGTTGTACTACAACGTGTGTGTCATCGAGATAAGGAAAAGGAAAAGCAAAGGAGGTAGTAGTATTATCCCCAGTGTAGTCTACGTATGTATTAGGCATGGTAATCTATTATTAATTTGTTTGTTGTAAAAGTTCAAGCACTTCCTGTCTGTTGACACCTTGCCTGTTAAGTTTTAAGGCACGATCTACATTGTTTATTTGTGTTGCTACATCAGGAAATTCTTTTAACATTTCCCTTTTAGCTGTTTTTCTGTAGCGTCTTAACACTTTAGTTATCTCTTGTACTCTAGGACTATCAACACCTACTTCAGCAGAAAAACCAGGAAGTCGTTGATACTGAGAAGACTTAATCAATCGTTTTAAAGTCTGCCTTAAAGTTCTACCACCTACCGTTACTGTTTGTAATAAATCAAGACTTCTATCGTAGGCTGTTCTTCCTCTGTTGTTAACAAAATCTAACAAGTTTACATTGCCTCCTGATAATTTAGGACTAGGTTGCCTGAACGCATATTGTAAGTCTGCCATTTCCTGTAATACTTCATCATCTTTTTCTTTTGAAGTAGCTACAGGATTAATGAATCCCATTGTACCGTAATCAATTGTTTTCTCTTCTCCCAATATATTACGTCTAGGATCAAGCATATCTCTACCTCCAGGCATTTTTTTCAAAACAGCATCCGCAATACTCCTCACTTCTCTCATGGATTGTTTATCATAGTCTTGCATTTGAGAAAGTACATTAGGAACAAAAGAACTAACGTAGTTTCTACCTAACTTCTCTCCAAATCTTTCTGGGTCTTTGAATGCATCTGCCCATAACTGAACACCAGCTAGGTAAGATTTATTACCTACATTACGAGCTAGAGCTGTTGCCATTGCTATACCTACTTGCTCCAATCCTTCTTCGTTAGCTTCTTGATTTTCTTTCATCATCTCACTCATATCAGCACTGATGCCTAGTAAAGTAGCGATTGGGTCTAACCGTTGGTAACTGTAATATGTGTCACCTATTTTTATGCTGTAAGGTCTCCAACCAGTCTCCGCTAGTATCTTCTTTTGCTTTTCATCTTTAGGTCCGCCTCCTGTAACGGTTGGAAATGTGTTATTATTATTAAACACCATATCGTAAAACAAACCAGCAGCTGTAAAAGCTGTTACAATCTTACCTCTAGCTGCTGCTTTAACTACAGGATCACTAGACTTCAATCCTTCTCTCATAGCTTCCGCTTCTGCCCTTAATCCTGGTACATTCAATTTTTTATTTGTACCTGGAATCCTGTAAGGCAATCCCAAGGGAGACCTCTCTAAAGCGAAACTTAAAAGATTTGAAGGAGTACGAACAAAAGGTAGAACAAATCTAGCAAACGCAAAGTTCTTTGTTAGGTTTTGTATGCCTTTTCCTAAAGTCCCTTCTTCTAACTCTCTAGTGTGTGTGAAGTATTTAGCTTCTTCTAAAGCATAAGCTGCAAGGTTAGAAGCATCTTCATCAAAGTTATCATCAACATACTTCTTAATGTGAGCAGCTCTTTTCTTAGCGAACTTTTGACCTACTAAACCTAACTCATCAGCTTGCTTTACAGCTTCTCTTATTAAAGCTTCTTCAGACATAACCTGTCCACCAACAGTCACTACTTTACTTAGTTTATCTTCAACATATTTAGCTATTCCTTTAGAGTCAGAGATACCTGAGTTAATTGCTTCCATACCTGCTTTTAATCGAGCAGCTCTTCTAAAAGCTATTTGTTTAAAGAATTCATCCCCAGTTAACAAACCCCTTGCAGGGAGATTAATTACTGTGCCTAATGTGTTTATAGCATTTCTGTCTATATTTTTACTGCCTTTACCTAAAGGATCAAAATCAATAGACTCACCTATAGCTTGCCTAGATGTTTCCATTGTTCTACTGCCTACATCTAATACTTCTCTTCCTGTTATTAATGTTTTTCCAGCAGCTGATAAAGCCTCACGATATAAATTCCAGTCAAAACTAAGTGCTAACGCAGCTTTAGCTAAAGGCATATTTCCACTAAGCACCGCACCTGCTGTCATCTCTGCTGCACCTAACGCCTGAGTTAAAAGATTACCTAGTAAGTTGACAGCTTGTGTTCTAGGTCCACTAAGGATGGAGTTAATCCAATATTCAGTGGTCATGTCTAACAAGCTTTTTCCTTGTGCCTTTTTGGCTATCCCTAATACTTTTTTTATAGTAGCTTCAGGGTTATTGGGATCGTACATCTCTTTTATAAGCTTAACAGCCTTCTTAGGAGACATACCACCTGCCTGGTTATTAATAAATTCTCTTACAAGAGCAGTGTTCTGTAACTCGCTTTTTTCTAACCCTATCTTTCTAGATATAGGCTTCTTCTGTCTACG